CGGCACGCTTGGTGCGATCACCAAGGCCGTCGGCAAGATGAAGGTCAAGAACAGCGAAGAGCTGCATCATCTGCCGCTTATTGCTGTTGTGAAGGTACGCCCCGCCGGTCCAGACAAGATGGGGATTGAGCGCGATGCACAGAACGAGGTGAAGGGATACAAGCCATCGAAGATGTCCCCGCCCACCGCAACCAGCGCTTCGGCTACTGCGCCAGTAACGCCTGCATGGCGTAAGCGAGCCTAAGCGTCTCGGGGGAGAGGTATCATGGTGGCGTTACCGCACTTGCCAGATCCAACCGTGATGGCAGCCAACCAAGCCATGCAGGAGAACGCACAGGGGCGGGCACCCCGTTCGTATCTCGGCATGTCTCAGATCGGCGGCGATTGCGAGCGCAAGCTCTGGTACAGCTACCATGATCCTCTGCCCGAATTTCTTCCCGCTTCTGCGCTGATGCGCATCGAAGACGGTCACGCCTGCGAGCGCATCCTCGCCGACCGCCTGCGGCTTGTGCCGGGCGTCGTGCTGCGCACGGAAGACGCGGACACCGGCGAGCAATTTGAGATCAGCGACTTCGACGGCCAGTTTGCCGGTCACCTAGATGGCCTGATCATCGGCCTAGTATCCGATCCACAGGTCTGGCACGTCTGGGAAGCGAAGGCGGTCAACGAAGATAAATACAGCAAGTTCTGCAAGCTGCGACGAGAGCATGGAGAAGAAGGCACCCTGCAAAAGTGGGATGCTACCTACTATGCGCAGGCGCAGGCTTACATGGGATACACGCAAATCTATCGCCATTACCTGACTGTCTGTTCACCCGGCGCACGAGAATGGGAAGCCGTCTGTACTGAGTTTGATCCGTCTGCATTTGAAACCATCCGCAATCGAGCTGAGAGAATTATCAATGCACATGTCCCCGTTGCCAAAGTCTCAAACGATCCAAGCTGGTATGTCTGCAAGTGGTGTCACTACAAAGAGCGATGCCATGGAATTGCGTGCGTATCAAACTGAGGCCATCAATGCGATCTACGACTACTTCCAGAAAAACACCGGCAACCCGCTGGTGGTCATGCCGACCGGCACCGGGAAGTCTGTCGTCATCGCGGAGTTCCTGCGCGGCGCGCTGAACACGTGGAGTGACACGCGCGTCATCGTCCTGACGCACGTCCGCGAGCTGATCCAACAGAATTTCAATGCGATGCTCCGGTCTTGGCCGGAGGCTCCGGCCGGCATCTACAGCGCCGGTCTGAACCGTCGCGATCTCGATCAGCAGATCGTGTTCGCTGGCATCCAGTCGATCTACAAGCGCGCTTATGAAGTGCAGCGCTGCGATCTTGTGCTGATCGACGAGGCCCACCTTCTGGGCACCGGCGACACCGGCATGTACCGCACCTTCCTCAAGCAGCTCCGCGAGATCAATCCAGAGCTGAAGGTGATCGGCTTCACGGCCACGCCGTACCGCATGGATCAGGGCCTGCTTTGCGGGGGCGAAGGCGCGATCTTCACCGACATTGCCTATGACGTGCCGATCCTCAAGATGGTCGAGCAAGGCTACTTGTCTCCGCTGATCCCAAAGGCGACGAAGACACGCCTGAACGTGAAGGGCGTTCACACGCGCGGCGGCGAGTTCATCGCGAAGGAGCTTGAGGACGCGGTGAACATCGATGAGGTCAATCGCGCGGCAGTCGCCGAATTGGTGTCCGCTGGCGAAGATCGCGGCTCCTGGCTGATCTTCTGCTGCGGCGTGAGCCACGCCAAGGCGATCCGCGACGTCGTGCGCGAGCATGGCATTAGCTGCGAGATGGTATCTGGAGAGACGCCCGCGCCGGAGCGCGACCGCGTCCTGCGCGGCTTCAAGGACGGCAGCATCCGTTGCGTCACCAACATGAACGTGCTGACCACCGGCTTCGACGCTCCCGGCGTCGATATGATCGGCATGCTGCGGCCGACGAAGAGCCAGAGCCTGTACGTGCAGATGCTCGGCCGCGGAACGCGCATCGCGGAGGGCAAGGACGACTGCATCGTTCTTGACTTCGCCACCAACACGCACCGGCATGGACCCGTAGACACGATCAACGCTCGCATCAAAGCCCCGCCCGCCAAGAGCGGTGAAAAGGGCGATGCCATGGCGAAGGAATGTCCGTCATGTCATACACTTTGCGCTCTGGCCGCAAAGGTGTGCCCCACGTGCGCCTTTGTGTTCCCCGTCACCGTTAAGTTCTCTGGCAAAAGCGACACCGGGGCGCTTCTATCGACGCAGATCAAGTCGGAGTGGCTGCCTGTCAATGGCGTGTCTTATGCCTTGCACGAAAAAGAGGGCAAGACGCCGTCCATGCGGGTGACGTATCAGTGCGGCATCCAACAGTATCGAGAGTGGATCTGCGTGCAGCACAGTGGCTTCCCCGGCGATAAGGCGGCTGTTTGGTGGAAGAACCGTTCGCCAATTCCGATGCCGAAGATCGCAGCGGAGGCCGTTAGACTGTCGCGCAATCTGCGGGCGCCAAAAAACATTCGCGTGCGTCCGAGCGGTCAGTACTTCGACATCATTGGATATCAATTTGACTAACGACCCGACGATCAAAGCCATCATGCGCGCCTTTCCCGGCGCGCGTGTCACCAGGGTGGGCAAAGAGATGCAATGGAATCAAAAACAGATTGATGCGCTGATCGACGCCGCTGAAGCGGCGGGCGTTTATCTCGACGCGATCAGCAAGACCGACATCGCGAAGATGGATGAGGCGGAGTGGATGATCCTGATCGAGACGATCATCGCCGCCTATCTGACCAAGTACGCGCCGTTTTAATGATGACCGATCAAGCCGCAGTGCCCGGCGGTGAAACGGTCACGATCACCTGCGCCCGCTCGCACATGGAGACGCGCTGGACTGACCAGCGTACGCTCACGTTCGACGAACTGGCGAAGATGCTGTCCACGCCATCCGTCGGCCAGAAGACGGGGTCGTGCTACACGCCCGCGACCTTCTCCGGGGGCGCGCGCCGCATGGATCAGGCCGTGCGCATCGACATGGCGGTGCTCGACTCAGACACCGGCGCGACGCTGCAGGACATCACTGCAGCCCTGCGCAAGCAGGGGTGGCGCGCAATCGTTCATTCGACGTTCAACCATCTGCAGACGCAGACGTCGGTCGCTGCAGCGCCCGCCGAGAAGTGGCTGAGCGAAGCCACCGGCCGGACGGTCGAGGGCTACCTGATCGAGAAAAAAGGCTACCTCCCGCGCGTGGCGCGGGGCGCGAAGATCGTCAACGAGACGCGAGACGGGCAGGTCCGCAACCTCGTCATCGAGCATAGCCCGTGCCCCAAGTTCCGGGTGGTGGTGCCCCTGGCCCGCCCGTGGATCTCTGGCGACTACTCCAGCCAGCAGGCTGCCAACACCCTCTGGCGCGAGCGGATCGGGGCCCTGGCCCATGCCTTGGGCCTGAGCCACGATCAGAGCTGCGTGGACACCTCCAGGCTGTTCTACATGCCCCGCAGGCCCACCGCCGAGGCGGTGTTTGAGGTCGAGGTGCTGCCGGGGGCCCTATGCCCCCTGTTTGACCTCCCAGACGCCCCTGCGGGGGCCGCAGAGGCCCCTTTGCTGGCGGCGGCTACCAGTGCCCCCGCCGGTCAGGCTGGCGCCGCCACGAGCCCCGCAGCCGCCCCGGCGGCCCAGTGGCCGCAGGAGGTCAGGCGCGAACACACGACGGCGGTGTCTGAGGACGGTCAATACGTCGACCTGACCGCTTGGGCGGCCGAGTACGCCCGGCGGTTCCAGATCGTCGAGGCTCTGAAGGCCAAGGCGCCCAAGATCTTCACCGCCCGGCGGAGCCGGGGAAAGGCTCATATCATCTGCCCCAACCGGGGCGACCACATTACGTCGTCGCCGGAGCATGAGGCGAGCGGCACCTACGCGGTGAACGCGGGCGACGTGCAGGCGGCTGGCCTGACGATGATCCAGAGCGGGTTCGTCATCCACTGCATGCACGCAGGCTGCGCCGGTCACGACCGGCTG